CCAGCCATTCTTCTTTCCGACGCAAGGAAGTTAAGCGAGTCTTTTTTATCCTTGTCTTTTGCGTCAAGAAGTTGTGCCTCAGTAGCGGTGAAGATGTTGTTTAGGGAGTCAAGATCACCTGTGATCTCATTTACCAACTCAGCATTATTGCTCAGCTTAGCTTGTTCAAGTTGTGAATTAGCCAGCTTGATGGCATCTTGAACTTCCTGAAGATCTTTATTTTGTGGAATATTATCAGTCATATAAAATTATCTACCGTTAACTTTGTCAATAACGCTTCTTGACTGAGGAGTTAGCAATGACGTGTCGGCTGCTGACAAAAGTTTCGGAGCTGGATAATCAGCCTCGGCCTGATTGAATTGCTCCTTCGTGATAACCCCGTTTTGCAGCATGGTAAGTCTTTGAGTTCTTGAACCGTGAGCAGTATCCAACATATCTGTCTTGAAACTGTCCAGATCCTTAACAATGTCAGTCGGTTTGCCAGACGATCTAATCAATGTGGATTTCTTCTCAAGAGATTGACCTTCTGCGTTTGACAACTGACCAAGACCAGTAGCTCCAGTTGGAGAAGCCATTCTCATTTTCTGCATTGAATCGAATTTTGCAACAGCGCGTAATCCGTCCACAACGTCATTAAGTCTTGCCTGATCCGATTGAGGATAATATCCAGAAACAAGTTTCGCTGCGGAACTGTATAGACCAGTTGAAGGATTTCGATTTACAATCTCTTTTGCCTCGTCAACATATCTAAAGGCTACTCCTTTTGATAGCTCTCCTTGCGCCTTGAGCTCTTTGGCGGCTTTCGCAGCCTTCTCGACATCTAGTCTTTCCTTCTCAGCAATTGGAGCTAGGGATGTTTTTGCCTTGCCAGCCTCATCTGCCATTTCTTTTAACGACTGGGCATAAGCTGCTAACTCTGCTGAGTTATCGGAAAGTGCGGCATTACCTATACCCTTGCTCATTGCTTCTGGCACACTTACACCATAGTTTTCAAGCGATTGCCTGTAAGCTTGGATTTCTGCCTTGGCCGATCTGGCTTGTTTTTGCTCATCACTGAGTACTAGTCTCCCGCCTGCTCTTGGAGCTGGCCGTGCTGAGGCTTGAGCATTTCCAATTGGAACAGCATCACCTGTGGCTGGCATTGCTGGTACACCAGTACTAGCAGTCGCCCTATCAGCACTTTCAGCCGCAACTCTAATGGCATTAGCTTGCTCTTCTTGAGTTACTGGACGATTCATTGCTGCTGCGGACTCAATTGCGCCTTGACGGCTTCGTGGTTGTGGTTGACCTACCAAATCAATGCCACTAATTTGTTGTCCGGCCAACTTGTCGTAATCAGATTTATTAGAGGCATAAAAGTCAAGTACCCCGCCTTTAGGCCCAGTTCCTGCTACTTCAAACTGCCTGCCCTCTGGGAATAGATTGCTTTTTACATTCAAAACAGAACCCGCTGGGTAATCTTTGGTAGCTACTGTTGGGAGGCTATCTTCCAATCCGCGATACCTAATGCCGCTAGATCCAATACTTGGGTCGCCTTTAACTTGTGCCATTCTTCCGCTAGCGATTTCTTGCCTAGTAGTTGGATCGTATTCTGGTTGTCCAAATGCAGTAGCTTTGATTTCAGTCGAGTCAATTGAACTTGTCGATCTTGGGCCAGCTTCCCACCCTGATTCATTTTGATACCATTTGTTAAGATCCTTAATAGGAGTCAAAGTGTTTGGGTCATAAAATCTTCCAGCTTTACTATCCCAAGGAAGTTCGTACTCAATGTTACCCTCTGAAGTTGGAATGGTGGCTTTCTTCATTTCATATGATGGAGCAACTCTTCTTGCCCCAGCAGATTCAATAGCCTGAGCATTCATGAGTTTTATCTTGGCTCCCTCAGTTCCATACTGCGTCATCATATTGATACTGTCGCCTACTGTTCCAGCAATCCCAATCTTATCCAAGTTGGATAGTGATGGATCACTTAACTGAAGTTTGGTAGAATCAATTTGTTGAGCAAAATCAGGGTAAAGTGCTTTGGCGTTATCAAGCAGAGATAGTGTCCCTTTGATCTTTGCAGCCATCTCCTTGTCCTTTTGAGCCAGTGCCTTTTGCTCTTTAGCATAGTCAGTGACGACACCGATAGCCTGAGAGATTCCTTCAGCGCCCTGAGCCGCTGCGCTTTGTGCTGATCGAACCACACCACTATAGTCTGGTTGAGGATAATTCCCCACATTTATTTGTCCTGCTGTAAGTGCCATAATTTTAAACGTATGAATAATTCACCTTGCCCCATGGACTGGAACCACTTTGTGTATAAGCACTACCTGCGCCTGCACCAGTACCCCCACCTGCGCCAGCCATATTGAACCCAGCACCCATTAGGCTCGATCCAATATCCGAATACATTTTAGCTTGAGCCTGTGCATTGGCTGATGCGATTTGATAGTTTGCCATATTGGATGAGTTTTGAGCACCAGCTTGGCTCATTGCCAGATTCAATGGCATATTATAATCGAATGATCCAGATGATTCTGGCCCACCAATCATGGCTGCTGTAAGGTTCCTGCTTCCAGCTGTGTATGAAAGAGGAGCGTTTTGAAGCGCAGCCAATCCCGGGGTGGTGTAAAACTGTTGAGCTAGGTCATATGATCTTTTACCTGCAAGAGCCGCTTCTCCACGTTTCTTGGCAAGAACACTTTCGCGGCCCATAGCTTCCTCAACAATTCCTAGATTTCCACCAAGTCTGCCAGATGCTTGAAAGCTCTCACGCGCTTGTTGCTCGTAATCTCTACGCTCTTGTGGGCTAACGCCCTGTGCAGATGCCCTAGCTCTTTCTGCTTCCTGAGCTGATGCTTGAACTGCGGCTGCTTGTTCTGGGGATAGTGCTCCCATCAAACCTCTTGCGAGTCCAGCTTGCCCAGTCATCTGACCGAGCTCTTCCTGTCTTAGTTGACCAATAGTTTTTCCGGCTTGTTGTCCAGACGATAGTTGGAGAGCATTGAATCCCGGTTGACCACCAACTCCACCTAGGAATTGACCAGTCTGCCCAAACATCTGACCCATCAATTGTGGCCCAAGCTGATCTTGCAGCTTGATGAATCCCGGAACATTTTTTCGATAATACCCAAGCAGTCCACCAGCTTGTGATTGAGCTACACTAGTCCCTCGATATGGGCCTTCATCTTGTTTTTGAAAAATATTAACTGGTTCAGGTGCTTTTCCAGCTCCTTTTTTGGCCTTGTTTGCGCCGTAAGCTGATATGCCAGCCCCAACTACTGCCGCTGTAATTGCTGCACTCATTTATTTATTTGTATTATTTGTTAAAATCATTTCTGATGGGCTTATATTTTTTTTCCAAGTATTAAATCTAGGATCTTCAATGTCCATTAACGGATTATCAACAGGAATGGTAATCCTTCTGATTATTTCATCAGGGTCTGTCAAGTTGTCCGGATTGGCATGTATGGTTAAATACGTAGCATCAGTTACCGCATAAACCAGCCTTCTTGTTCCCTTTTTGGTTATACCCATAAAAGGCCCCGTAATACTATGCGCTTCCTCATTGGAGATCACCTCCGTTGTCCCAGAGACTAAAATAAACGGATGCTCAGTATTGTGATGTACCGTTGTGAACATTGACCCGGCAGGAGCATGCGCTTTGCGAATATAAAGACCGTCCGTGAATATGTGTGTTAATGGAATTTCCGCCACTGGGAGAGTAGATAGCTCGTATTCGATCTTGTCAATTGGAGACGATGATTCCCAATCTTTAATTGAAGGGACTTTTGAGTCGAATTTAGCAACTTCTGCTGATTGCTTGTAGATACTTACGGAATGCAAATTCACATGACTCCTATAATTCACAAATAGTTCGCAACCCTTTTCGACCTTCTTTATTGTAATACAGGTTACTTGATTGTCATCAAATATAAATTTGCAGTTTGGATCTGGAGAATGATTAATAATGCGACCACATGAATATTTATAATTTCCAAGTGCGGCTAACCATTCTCGGCCAACTTCAATATCCTCCATTGCAAATAATCCTTTTCCGTGAATCTCAGAGTCCAGTATTTCAAGGGATTCCTTATGTTGCTCTGAGTCAAAACAGACATTAGACTCCATCATCTTAATGACATCTGAATCAGAGATACCAAGCGATTTCAAAAAATCATTGTAATCATCAATCTCTGATGTCTCCGCTAATTCAGTTGCCGATGGAACCTTAGGAATAAATACGTTTGAATTTTGTGTGGTAGATTCCATTTTACTGTTAATTTTTATGACTTCTGACAATGGTTTTTTTTATTAATAATTAAATACAGAAGCAAACATGAACGTCTTGTCGTCGGAAAACACGATCCCATTTAACAGGTGGCATTCTAATTTGTAATTGAAATCAACTGAATTTTGCTTATAAATATTGATTGTTTGTTGGAGATGCTGGTTCATGCGGAACGAACAAGGCATCCGGAGAAGTTTGTAGAACTTGAAAGTGATTCAGTATTCACCGACGAGCCTTCGATATGTCTTGTATAAAGTTCCACATAATCAGTTGATCCATTGAAATAAATGATATCTACAACTGATGTTGCTGATGATATTCCAGATATTCTGGTTCCAGATGAGTAAAATAATCCATTTTTGTAAATATTTGCTGCAATAGATGTTCTTGCTACAGCATAACCAACGCTGCCCTTAATCAAATAATAACCAGCCACTGTTGGGGTGAATCTACTGCTTGCGAAATTTGAATTTGTATCATACTCCTCAGTTGCAAGGATTACTTTTGTATCTAATGCATTTGGTATTGATTGAGCTGAAGCAGGATATGCTCTAAATGCTGGCCCGTTACCAGATACGTTAAGAGCAAGTTTTTCTTGTGTCACGCTCAGATTAGCTATTTTAGCCGTGGTCACACTTGAATTGAAAATTTGCGTTTCAGTCACTGCGTCTGCAGCTAATTCGTTAGAAGTAATGCCCTGAGAACGAACCTTTAGTTTCCCACCAGCAACTTCAAGCGTATCACCGAAAATAGCGTCACCTGTCATCGTTGTATCATCGATGATGTTGTTCATCCTTGTGCTCGTGATAACGTCGTTTGTTGAAAATGTGTAGGTTGTATTAACTGCGCCCATATTTTTATTTTTGTGAAATGATTTGCCTGTTTGTCACTGACCCAGCGACCTTTACTGAGTTGATCCTAGGAGAACCAATTGTTCGTGTCAAGATAAGAGTTCCTGTGTACCCCCTGATACCAGCCAACCTGCATCTAATGCTTGCTGTTTCAGCCTCATTTGGTGTGCTTGGGGCCAACACCACGCCCCCCAAGAAATCGGTAGTTGATCCAATTTCTTGAGCTGATTTGCGAATTTGTTCGTAAGTGTCTGGATCTTCCGTGCTGAATAAAATATCGTATTCACCAGTATCACCAGCAAGGTTTTGCATAATAATTTGAGCGTCAGTGAACCTTTTGCGCTCCATTGTCTTCAAGTCGTATCCTCTGGTGATTAATGAAGCGTTAATCGGGGAAGTGACAAGCTCACCACCCACGTTGGACACGTTGAATCGATCCACAGAGCTTTCAGAGGCATCAATCTGGTGCAATCCACCGTTACTGGTGACAGCATACAAGTCATTCCTAACTCCAGCACCGCCAAGAATCAAATTTTTAATTAAAAACCTCGTGTCTCCATAAGTATCCAAAGACTCCCATCCTTGATTTTTGAAGTTATACACAAGCATCGAGTTGTTTCCCCTAGCATCATTAATACCTACTGCTGAATCGAGCGCCACGGCAAGGTAGTATCTATTGTCAAACAGGACTCCAACTGCTTCTGCGGCAAAGTTCTTGTTGATGCGATCAATATATGGCTGGATATTCTTAGAAATTGGCTCTTCAGATCCCCGAAGGTTGTAATCATTGAGGAACTCAAGGGAATATACGCCATCGTCCGATAGAAACATCATCGTGTTACCGCGCATTACAACAGACTTTCGAGCAAGGCATCCAATTTCGGATGTTAGCTCCTTTACCGTGCAATCAAGCAGGCTTCCCAGCGTTCCTTTTACAAGGTGGAGGCTGTTTCTGTTAAGAACCACAAGTGCGTCATCGTAGAACCCGTGCATACCGACCACATAGTCTGCCGTGCCACCGCTAATGCGGAATTGGTTTTCAATTTGGTCAAACGTATGCGTATCGAGAATGTCTGAAACAGCAATTTCGTCAGTGATCTTTCGACTGGTGTAGACTGGTGCATTGAATGGGCCTGACTGGTCGTAGTAATACGGAACCCAGAGTCTTCTCTGGAAGTGGATACCCCAAGGTGCGGCTGGCTGGTGCATGAATCCACCACCAACACTAAATCTTCCACCAAACTCAAATGTGTCACCTGTAGTATTTTCGTTGTAATTTCCAATTGGAGCATACCACTTAATTGAGGTAGTTGTCGCCGTTACAACTTGGTATTCTTTGCCGACCATTTCAGCAAAATCAACGGTTGTTGCTTGGCGAACAACAATAATATCACCCGCTTTAATTGTAGTGTTTCCAGCTACAGTAGCAGTTACTAAGCCGCTTGCAACGTCTACGTCTCTTTCTGTAATGTTAAATGTCTGAGGCTGGGTATAAGCACCGCCCGGAGAAAGCGTGAATCCGTCAGTAGCAGTTGCACTTGCAACTTCAAATGAAGTAACTGTTTGACCCGTTGTAAACGTGTAAGTAAATTGATCCTGTGTCGATACGGCCAACACAGTAAAGACTCCGTTTGCGGGAACTAATGTAGCATGAGTAAGTCCAGCGATTGTGATTGAAGTTCCAGCAATTAACCCATGATCACGAACGTTCATTGTGACGGTGGTTCCAGCTTGTGACGCTGACAGGATAGGTCTTCCGTTTGGATACCATTCAAGTGCCTGCTGACCATCGCGGAACAACATTATCTTGTCGAACAACTGGATCATCTCACTATCCACGCCAATAGCCTGTCCAGATGGGTAGGGGATGTCCGTGATAGCAGCAGATCCAAGACCCGCCTCAATTCCGGCAAGATCAATCTTCTTAGCCACGGTATCCATTGCAACAATAATGAACTCCTTGTTGTTCGTATTTGGATCGCTGAATAGACAGGAAGCTCTCACGTTGGCATTTGCTACGTCATTGATCACCATCTGGGACAGTGTGCCATCTTTATCCACAGGAGCAGTAGTGACCCCAGCAATCGTGTAGCTCAGTCTGTTTGCATCGACATAGGTCAGCAAGTAACTACCGTTGAACGAAGCGTCCAGTCCAGCAATCGTAGCCCATCCATTACTACCAGCAGCAAACCCGTGGGCCGTAACAGTGATACGCACAGTCCCAGTGGATGGAACATCTACAAAGGAAATAGTCTTTGAAGTTGATTTGATCACCTCTGACATTGGCGAGACAGCAGAAACCGTATACGGGCCGACACCACCAACCAGTGGGTAAGTAATACTCGATCCGCTTGCAGTTGTTGCCGTGAAAACACCATTAGGATTGGTTCCAGACGTATATCCAATTCCAGAAATATTCAATGTCGCTCCACTAGTCAATCCATGAGCAGATACCGTTGTTAACGTCACAACCCCGCTAGTAACAGAAGCAGCAGTAATTCTTACACTTGTCCCAACTAAATAGAATGGCAACTGCAATGGAGTCTGACCAGTGGTCAAGGCATCAGTCAATTTTGCTACGTTTTTGCGGGGCTTCCAGTAGCCCTCCATGCGACCATTCAGGGACTCACGAACCTCACCCTCTTGGAGCTGATTCAATTGAAGCCTCTGATTGACGGCAAAGAACCCACGGTCAACGTCCTCGCTGATCGGTTCATCCAGTCCACCCACTGAGCGGAATTGAGACATTACAGGGTGTAAGCCAAGATAGTGCCAGAAGTGATCGTGATGCTCGTGATGATACCACCAAAGCCAAACCCAGCAGGCAACGTAATGCCCGCAAGAGAAGTATTTGTAGCCGAACCAGTGTGACCAAGCACATTCCCAGTCATGGTAGTAATCACGGCATCAGACGCAACTAGAATCCAACGAAAATTACCAGTAAGTGTTTGCGAACCAGTGGCTGTAAGCGCACCCATCTGACCCTGTAGTTGATATGAATCTCCACGCATAGGGACATTCACTGCAAGATAATTTACAACGTGTCAAGGGGACTTGTGCAGGATGCCTTTAAATGCTCTCAGGATCGACGTAGAGACGCTTGGATTGGGATTGGGTGTGTGGGCTAGAGTCGGGGCTAGAGTCGGCGTAGAGTGGCCGATTGCAATAATTTTTAAGGGGGTAGTTAATCCATGGACATTTTCATGGTGGGGAAAAAAGCGGCCCCCGCCCCCCGCCTCTCGCGTATGGACATCGTCAATTTTATTTGATGGCAACTTGTTACAATACACATAATGCGTGGTCGTGTTCCACGGAGAGATGCTTGTTTTCAGCGACTTGTGGATACTGCCTTGTGAAACATGAGAGTGATGCTTGAAATCGATATGACAGGGCAAGAATAGACATGGTCAATGGGTGATAAGGGGTGGGTGGTAGGTGACGAGGAAGCCATGCGCGTGCGGTTGGTATTTTCTATTGAGAGCCTTCACCGATTCTCCCGTCTTTTCCCCTCTGTCTCTCCCGCCTTTTCCCGTGAAACCTGGCCAAGATGTTCGCCCGAACTCCTGAATCTGCCACATAGCCCTATTTGGCCCGAGGATGCCCCTAGGATCGATCGCAACCCCTTCCCGCTCCTACCATGCCAGAAAAGATTCCAAACGATTTTCGCTCTAACATTCCAACTTGGCACGGAATCTGAACGGGGAATTCTTTTATTTATTTCGCGAAATAATTGCTTGTTATTGGCTACCCTTTGATCTATCACTGCCTAAGTCTCATTTGTAAATGAGGCTGCGGGACAATCCAATCCAATCCAATCCAATCCAATCCAATCCAATGAACACTGACAACACAGCCGAAACACTCGCCGCTTTCCCCGAAGCTTTCATGGCGCTCCTTAAAATGCAGGCCGTCTACAAGCAACGCGAAGCTGACAAGGACAAACCCAAGGGCACACTTGAAATCCGCAACATGACCAGAGAGCAGGCACAACGCATCGCCGACGATCTTTGCCAGTGGGTCTTATGGAACAATGAAAACATCGAACCAAAGCATAATGCTTAAACCTCCAATCCAATCCAATCCAATCCAACATTATGAGCCACCACATGATCACAAACCCTGAAGATATCTCAGCGTATCGTCTCCTCATCATCCGCTCAGGCCTCAAGCTTGAACTAAAAGGTTTGCGCCATTCGACGAATTCCATCTTCAAAGCCGCTAAGCAAATCACAGGAGAAAAGACCCGCCAGAAATGCCTTGAAGCACTCAATCGGATGATAGACGAAGCCTGATCCACTCAACGTCCTAGGCACGACACGAAACTGCCTACCTCATTTAAACAAAACATCACCATGAAACTCCCTCAAATCCTCATAACGCCGCCAGATTGGCTTGCAGTTATCCTCGTTATCATCGGCGCATCGCTTTACCTTGGCGCTTTGATCTTGCTCAAAAATCTTCTGCATTGAATCCACACCCACAAACTAACACAGAAATTATGACATTAGAAAATAAATCAATCGCCCAAATCGTTGGAATAATTCTCCAAGACTGGAAGAAAGTAAACTACGCCGCGAAGCCGTATCTTGAGGCCATGGTGAGATTATCAGATATTAACAATAGTATAGGCTATGACAGCGGAAAAAGTATCGTTTTGTATTTCCTTTCTAACGCTAGCGGATGGCGGGGAGAGACTGCAAAGGCCGTCAAGCTGGAACTTAAAAACCGTTGCAAGTAAACCAAGTCGAAACTCCTTTGGGAGTCGTCGGATGTTGTCCGACCTGACGAGACTGTCAGCAATTCAAACAAAACGAAAAAATGAAACTACTAAATAGCGGAAACGCAAAAACACGCAAAGGCGAAAAGCGCGGATATATCACGTATGGTATCCACCTAGCGCCAAGCAACCTCAGCGGCTTTAACGTTTGCAAAGATGCCTCTAAAGGATGCGCGGCGGCTTGTTTGAATACAGCGGGACGCGGTGCGATGTCATCGGTTCAACGGGCGCGAATTGAAAAGACTCATTTGTTTTTTACCGACAAGCAACGATTCCTTTCCATGCTTTGGGACGAGGTAGAAAGCGCCATTCGTTCAGCGACTAAAAAGGGAATGACACCGGTGTTTCGCCTTAACCTAACCTCAGATCTGCCATGGGAAAAGATCAAGTTTCGCGGCTCGAACATTTTCGATTCTTTTCAGGGCGTGCAATGGTATGATTATACTAAAAGCGAGGAAAGAGCCTGTAATTTCGCTGCCGGTTTACTTCCAAGCAACTATTGGCTAACATATTCACGTTCGGAAGTTTCAACCCATGTCGAACTGGTAGCGATGCTTCAATCTCAAGTGAACGTTGCCATCGTTTTTGCCGACAAGCTCCCGCTGACATGGCAAGGATTCCAAGTTATTGACGGTGATTCCGACGATCTGAGATTCCTTGATAAGCGCGGGGTCGTGGTAGGCCTAAAAGCCAAGGGAAAAGGAAAGATCGATTCCACAGGCTTCGTCTTGCAACCGGATGAACTCATGCACGCATGATCTCAAAATGCATTGAGTGGGTTATTCTCCTATTTTTGTTTTTGGCTTGGCTCAGAATCATCCTCATGATTTTGTCATAAGACCGACTAGGAATCCATGGGGGGGGTGGTACTTGTTACTGCTCCCCTTTTTTATTGTCGCTTTCCTGCCTTGGCTCCTGCCTCTATGCTTGTCTTTGTTTGTGCCTCTCCTGCGGTTCAGCGTCTCCTTCGGTCATGCCTCCTGTCTTGGCTATGGTTCTGCCTTCGGTCTGGACTCTGGCCATACCACCTGAGTCTATGGGGAGCGCAAAGTGAAAATAAATTGATTTGATTATTGAGAGCCTTTTCACTTGGACTTTGGAAATCATCCACTGATATTCAAATAAATCAAAAAATCAAATTGATCCATAAAACATATTGAGAGCCTTTTCACTTGGACTTTGAGAATCGCTGACTGCTTGTCGATTTATCCAATAAAGAACCCCAGAAGGTTTCCCTCCTGAGGTCTAATCATTACTAACTTGCTAAGGTTATTAATCTTCTGGTTTGATCTGCCACTTCTCCAATCGATCTGCCAATGCCCTTAGTTGAATAATTGTTTCGTTTGCTTCGTCCACATGGCAGGCGCATGAACATGTAGCACACTTGAATAGTTTGCTCCAAGGTATTACAAGCTGCTCCTCGTCGTACTTGAAGAAACGGCCATCAACATAGAGCATTGGCTTGATCCCGTCCTTGTCAAAGAACAGCGGAGTGTCATCGCAGAATGAGAGTTCTACTTCTTTTGTTTTCGTCATTTTCATTTTCATATTGTTGTCAGTTGGTTGGTTTGATCTCGTCAGTACTGGCATTACCAGTAGACCACTCTCGTGGTTTCGATCTTTCAAACGTAATTCTCCCAGCTTCCACCGTAGTACGTACGTTCCGTCATTCCTAGTTCTTGTCGTGCGATGTTGATCCGCTCCTGAGCCATGCTGCTGCGGGAATTGAAGTAATCCATCGTGTGAGACTCGCTCCATGCCGCAAAGTCACTGCACCATCGTGTGAACCTCCACTGGTGGCCGACTGGGTACATTCCTGATACGCGGTTTTTTGCTAGGCTGATTGCTGCTTCTTTTGTTTTCATATTGTATTGTTGTGGGAGAATTAGATTGCAAAGGATTGTTTGAACGATGAGAGCGCGGATCGTGCTTCATCACCACGAAGTACGGCTTGATACCATGGCCCTTGGCCAATCCAGTCTTGTTCCAGCTTTAATCTAGCGGCCTCGTCTTCTTGTGAGATGACATGAGCTAATGTTGGTGAGCACAGGATAGTAGTTGTGCGTTCTCCAAGGTTCCTCTCAAATCGTGCAAGTCTGCCTTGCATACCGAGATAAACTCCCTGATTTGTTAGTGTTCCGACTTGCATGGTGACTTGCGTGGTGACTTGCGTGGTTGCGTTCATAGTGTTTGGTATCAGCGTCGGCTGACTGGAATCAACCTATGGCATCACCTTACCAGTGTCCACATTATTTTGCAGAAAAAAGAACTATTCCCACCAATCCCTTATTCCATAAGGCTTGCATAGCAAAAATAATTTCATCCAGACACGAAAAAGCCCCAGCAGATTGCTCCACTGAGGCCAAGTTCCTACCCTGAAAAGTTGAAACTATTGCTCTGTTTTCTCAGCAAAAAGCGATGTGCTTGGGCGGTATCTCATCCTCCACTGCATCCGCTTTACTGCTCGTTGAATCATTCGTCGAAATCCCTCGTGATCGTTTCCCCGTAGCTTAGATAGCTCGGACGGTTTGTTTTCTGTTTCTGTTTCCATGTGCATTTGTTATGCGGGTGTATTTTAGATCGTCAACAAATTTATTCAAAGCGTTGTCTTGCTCCATTCAGCAGTAATCTCATCACAGTGTCTCGCTTGCCATTTCTCATCTTGCCAATCTTGATTCCATCATCACAAATAAACAGCAAAGAGTCTGCGTCCTGCTCAATCGCTCTGGATTCTCTCGTCTGATTTTGCTCGTTTAGCTGTGTGGCAGTGACGACTGGGCAGTTGAGATGCTTTGCAAGCTGCTTGCAGCTACCAGAGCTGTGTGCGACCTCTTCTTCTCTCGACTTGCTGGACTTAGTTGGGGATTTGATGATCTGCAAGTAATCGATCGCGACAAACCCGATTTGACCATCGTTCAAATCCTTAATTCGCTGACATTCTGCCTCGATTGAGGCCATTGTCTGGTTTGCTGATGAGTCGATGTAGAGCTTGGAGTTTGCAAGTGTTTCACACGCTCGTTTGATTTTATCAAGGTCTGACTTGGATGCCGACTTTGGGGTGGTAAGCACACCGTAGTCAACTCGAGCCATGCAACAAATCAATCTGCTTACGACTTCGTGGGTGGTCATTTCCAGTGAGAAGATACCCACTACCTTACCCTGTTCGATTGCCTCCTTAGCAAACTGGATCATCAGCACGGATTTCCCTCGTGATGGTTTTGCGCCTACGACCCACAACTGACCACCCTTCAGTCCACCGCTGATCTCATCAAGCTCAGGCAATCCCGTTGACATTCCAACCAAATCACCTGCTGCATGGTCGGCCTTAAATGTGTCAAAGAAAACTCCGACTGCTTGCTTTGCGTTCTGAGTGCGGCTTTTGGTCTCCACAGCCCCTGTGAGGGCTTCAATAATGTTTTTGGCAGTCTCTATAGCCTCGGCACTGTCAACGGCCTCAGAGAGGCTCCTAGAGCCAACCACGCCTATCCTACGTCCCTTCATCTCCTTCAGGGTCTCCAGCCAGATGCTCCAACCACTTCCTGTCACGTTGTGCGTAAAAACATCCACAATGGATGATGCACCTCCAGCTCGCTCCAGCAATCCAAGGTCATTCAGCCGTGGAACAAACGTGGCAAGGTCGATTTCTCCATTGGCATCACGCTCCGTATCCTTGATGGCTTCAAAAATAATCTGATTCGTGGGAAACCAGAAGCACTCAAGATCGATCCCATCTGCCATGGCCTGCTTATGGAGGTTTGGATGGTGCATCATGGTTGAGAGGACTGATTTCTCAGCGCTCTCGTTCGCTGGCATTGCTTGGGTGTAATTTTTCATATCCCGTATTGATCTGAGGTTTGGGGTTTGCGGAAGATTTGGCTGGATGGAACATTGATGGCCGTGACGTTTGAGACATTTTCTTCAAAGAGTCCTTCCCACCCTTTCTCGATGGAGTAGGCAATCATCTTGATCGCTCTAATCTCTCCAATGCCTTCCAGCTTTTTTAACTGCATCTTAATGGTGGACGGGGTCAGCTTCTTTTTCTTCTCCTTACGATGGGTTACCCAATCACTCCAAGCCTCTGCGAATTCTTCAGATTGAAAAGGCAAATCGATCGCGGTCACGCGCCTATCCTTTCCTTTCTCTTCCTTCCTTCCTTTCCCTTCCCCTTTGCTCGCGTCAGGACGTGTGCTTTCACCCGTGTTTACTCGCGTCAAATCGGATGAAAATAAGTCAGGCTGGTGGTACGAAGGCAAATAACTCTCTTGTTCGCGGTTATTGATTACTTGGTGGCGATGAAATGATGGAACACATCCGTATGTTTTCCCGTCCACTTCGTATTTTTCAATGAAGCTATTTTCATGCAAAATGTCCAAAATGATTTCAAAATCGATATTGTCATATGGCAGGATCTGCACTCCAAGCCGACGAGCGTCCCACTTGAATCTTCCTTCACGATCACAGGCGCACCACAAACCAATGAACGCCAAACGAATTGGAACATTTGAAATCCTCTCAATGTCTGACAACTCAGCGTGCATAAAAAACTCTGGCTTTACGGTTCTAATCCTCATGGTTCTTGGTTTTCGGTTTGGTTTTGAGCATCGATGCACATTGCAGCGCAGGTCAGGTATAGCAATCCTTCAACAGTCATTTTATTAATGCGACACAGCATATCAATTGTATTCCACGCATCCTGTACCATGCTAATCCTGCGGCCGATTAGTTTGTCTTCGTCTCGTTTGAGTGGGCGACCCCGTAGTTTTTTTTCCATTTTGTTATTTGTCTTTTACGAATTGGCCATCGATCATGCGCCCAGTGCGAGCCTCAATGACCTTGAGGGCCGAATTCAAGCACCCGCCCAAAGGAAGTCCAGTCATTTCGCAAATTAAAATCATGACCACCATCATATCGCCCAATCCGTCTTGGATTTCGTCGAGTGCTTCCCACGTTTCAGCGGTTGTTTTTGCGTTCTGGAGCTTCTCAAGTCCCACTCTTGTCTCGTCACATTCCTCCAAAAGCTTCTGAGACTGTCTCTCGATTGTGCCAGTGCCATACGGCCCTGTAATCCCCTTGTTAGCTCCCCATGCTTGTGCTCGTTCAATGTCAGTTTGAATATCCATATTGTTCGTGGTAAATGTTTGCTGATTCTTCTATTTGCTCAAGTTTTGTATAGAGTTTGTCGATGCCAGAGAACAGATTGTCCAACTGATCGTTACTCAAGATGTGATTGCTTGCCGCAACCTCATCCTTTAATTTGTTTGTGAGATACTTCAAGAATCTCACTTCGTGTATTGGTTCGTTTTGCATAAAATTGGTGCACTGGAGAGGAATCGAACCTCCATTGATCCGTTACGGTGCTACGCATTAGAAGTGCGTTCCGATACCAGTGCTAAAATTGTTTGGCGCACCTAGCAGGATTTGAACCTGCATCACTGAATTATCATTTTCAATGCTCTGTCCAGTTGAGCTATAGATGCGAAAAGGTTTCCACCATAGGGGTATTTCACGCCCACTGACTGCTGCATTGTCCGTACTAATCCTTATACGATATGGTGGGATCTCTCTGCCCAGAACCCCGAGATAAGGGTGAAAAACCGACTACTGGACTGTCCGAATGAGCCTCCTGTCAGAATCGAACTGACGACTTCGTTTTATCTTTACGGTGCTTTACCACTAAGCTCAGGAGGCATAAATTGAAGGCCCGTTAACTCAGCTTTGGATTTGGAATCCTCACTGTCTAATTCTTTAAGAGCGCAAATGGGACGGGCCAAGCCCACGCGGGAATTAGAAATCATTTACTGACAAGATTCGCAACCTTCGTCCATATTGCACGAAGCAGGCCGTGCTGGCAAGGGATCGTTGAAATCGTCGTCTTCAGAAATTGTGATTGGTTCAGTGATAATTGGTGTGTGTTGCATTGGTCTTGTTGTTTGTCGTTGATGTATCCAGCGATGAGAATGACATAGTTAAGTATGTCCAGCAAAGCGTCAAGAACAGATTCGTCCTTAACCGATAATTTGCCATTTTTATCAAATGTCGCAACCCTTTGGAATTTATCCATAGCGCGGAGCATGATGCCAGTAACAGGACTGACCCCAAATATCTCAGAGGAACGAAAGTTGCTGTATGGATCGTCACCATTAGCGTAATCAGAATTTTTAACCCTAATAACTTCCTTGCATTTGGCAAACATTTCATCCTGTAGGTCGAAAAGTATTTCACGTTTAGTTTTCATTGTTTTAGTCCGTAGGTCATGATGAGAAGAGCGTCAGCATTTGAATGGGTAATCGAAATGTCGGGATATAATTGCTGTGCCAGACGTTTTGTAACATTCTTGTCACCTTTCGTCATGCACCCAAGGTCTTTCATCCAAACCTGCGGCCTCACTCTTGTGAATGGGATTGAAGCAGCCGTGAGTGCCATCTCAAGGTGTCCAAATCCATTGCCGAATGAGAATGCCGATACCACACCCATCTGGGGGGATGAAGAGACTTGTTCTAGGTAGCAGTGGACTGTGTCTAGATTGCCGTGAGCATCGTTTGAAATTGACTCAATCAAGTCCCACAGGTCTTTCACAGTATCAGGCATTTTCTCGACGCACACCTTGCCAAGACTACTCCAAGCAATTGCACCATTTTTACCAACGTCAATTCCAATAATCATATTCACAATTACTGTTTATTTCGATGTATTTTTCAATATTTTGAATTTGATTTCTGATAATTATTTCAATCAAATCGTTTTCAGAATATGATTCTCTAATAAATCTATCCAAACAAGATGTGTGCTTATGATTGATAGTATCTCCATATAACGATGTCCTGATACCGTCTTCCAGCATAGTTCTCATAAGCTTTTTGATTTTAATATTCATCGCTCATCCTCCTTTTTGAATTTAAAGCCGTCTCCTAGTCCCTCCCAGATCGAATTGTAGATAGCATCTCTAATGTCGTCCTTGGTAGGCTCATCCGTATGTTTGTACGCCTTGCGAAGACCAATTTCAATGCCTCTTTCAACAGCGAATTCTAGCCAGTATTCTGTATTTGCTACTAACATAATTTTATTCCTTCCAGCTTTTGATTTTAAGTTTGATTGCTAACTCCATGCAAGCCTCCTCTTCAGTCTCAGCCTTGGCCGAAACCTGAGTGCCTGATCGGTAACACATCCATCCTTCACCCTCTCTCTTGCAGAGGATTGATTTGTAGGCCATCCACTTCTTGCGAGGTGAGTAGCTTGTTACGTCTTCAAATAGTTCATTTTTCATAGTGGCTGTCTGTTTGTAGTGTAAAGAAATCACTTTTTGACCTATATACTCTATCTCCGAATGACGGAGGTATGTAAGATGCCCGATCTCTAGTGGGAATTGAAGCCCTGTTCATTTTCTTTTGCAAGTAGTAAACGCATCCCGCACAGAATTCGTCATTGCATTTTGTTCCACAGAGGCTGCACTTACCCTTCATCGTCCAGTTCCTCCCATGTTGATGCTTCATCACAGTCGCAATCGTTGCAAAGCGTGCATACGTCCTTGACGGTCTTGCGAAAGATACTGTCGTAGTTGTTGCCATATGTTTCGGCGTTGACTGGTCGGTAAGTGTCTCCTTTTCCTGCGCTCATGACCACACACAGATTGCTTGTTTCACTCGCTGGATAAATTCCTTTTTCCGTTGAGCCTTCTTGTTTCGTTCTCCGACCATCTTGATGATCTTCATTGTCAGGACAGGATCGCGTCCAATAATTTCTAGTGTCATATTGTTTTTTATTGAGCCACCCATCAGCGGGTAACTGGAATCAACCTACACGATAGGAATTCAAGGTCGAGATTTTTTTTCTTAAAAATGAAAATAATTTCAATCGCGCTTTTCATCGTTGACAGTCAAGCAGTTACAATCTCCCTCCTGTTCCTTCATCCTCTTTCTTTCTGGCAATTCTAGTTGTTCGCGGGAGTATTCTGGAGAGTTTTTCATCAACCAGCGATGGCAAGCTCGCTTAACGTCAGCGAATTCTTCTTGCGTAATGTACGGCACTTCCTTGCGAGACTGGACGAATCTGACTGAGTAATGGCTACCTATCATTTGATTTTTTCAAGTGCTGCGAAACGATCCTCGTCAGATGCAAGGATAAGATCAATGTCGGAAACAAGCGGACATCCAGATTTGTTTTTAGGCATAGACGACCCCACAATTGCACGCAGTGCGTTAACCCAACGAACCCGCAGTTGCAAATTGTTTTTGTCTAGCAGACCAACCCCTTGTTCTGCAATCTGAATGTCCGACTTATTATCCATACAACCAATCAATCAAAACTCTCACCATCCAACGTTACACTGTCAACACAGAAATGTAATTCAAGTCGAAGCCATTTATCTGAACCATCAGGAAAATG